GACAGCATACAGGTCGGAAGCACCATCGACGACGGGGATAATGTCCTCGTTGGTCCCGGCCTTCTTACCGGCGTCGTAGAGTAAGGTGTTCCCGTAACGCTCCAGCGAGCTGCGACCGGGGCCGGGCTCACGAACGTACATGGACGACCGGCGGGCCGCTGCGCGGATCTTCGCCAGAACTTTAGCGTTGGAGATGAGCAGCGTTGGCTCGCCGTCCATCAGGGCCAGGAGTTCGTCCAGGTCATCCAGGACTTGGAAGCTCTTGGATTCGTCCATAGTAGTGGACCAGTCGATACCGTCGGTCACTTCAGTGTCCGTACCGGCCAGAGCCTTGGACAAGCCGTCGAAGCTGTCTTCGTCAGCGGCGGTGTCACCGTTGATTACGGCGTCGGAGAAAGTGGCCTGAGCGGCGCGGATTTTCTGCGACATCTGCAGGTTGACTTCGCCGGTGGCAGCCGCGCCCACGCGGGCCAGTACGCGGTCAATCTGGAACGAACCACCCAGGATTTTCAGGTCGGAGGTGTGGCGAGTCGTGGTGACTTCCTGCGGTTTGTACTCGGTGTTCACCGCGCGGAACCCGGCGGTGCCAAGTGTGGCTAGTCGACGGTAAGAGTACGACAAGGTCGCCCCGCCGCCCGCTGGATTGACCACGTCGTCAAAGACAAGCTGGTTCATCAGCGTGGAAGTTCGGAATTCGTCGATAACGGATACATCGACATCGGAGGTGGCGTTCTGAGCCGCCTGCTCGAGTGTAACGGCCATTGTTACATCCCTTTCAGTTAGTTGCTCTGGTAATGATTTTGCAGGGCTTCAGAGAGCGATCCTGCCTTCTTGCGTCCTTCGCCGGACCCGCCGCCGAATTCTGCTCCGCCCTTCCCGGCCACCTGGTGGGATTTGAGCTTCGGATTATCTGCGACCGCCGCCTTGATGGCGTCGGAAACTTTATCCGTGTCAGTAGGGTCTATGCCCTCTAGTGTAGCAAGAAATGAGCGGGAATCCAATAGTGCATTGGCGTCCGCGTTATGTTGCCCGGCGGCGCGGAATACTGCAAGCTCTGTTTTCGCCTGATTAGCTTCGGCGCGCTCGGCCTTCACCTGCTCGGTGAGCGCATTGACGTCAGGAGCTTTATCGGCGTCATCCTCGACTAGGCCGAGCGTCTTGCCTAGGTCCTGAATAAGCTGTTCCCGGGCTTCTTTGGCAGCTTGTTCACGGGCGTTTTCGCGGGCCTTGCCGTTCGCGCTGGCAGCGTCGCGGCGTAAGCGCTCAATTTCCGCTTTCGCTTTGGCGGGGTCGTCCCAGATTTCGCCGCCCGGCTTGTCCTGGTCGGTGCCTTCGTTGTCGGAGCCCTGGTCGTCGCCCTGGTCGCCGGCGTCAGCGGGGTCGGTGCCTTGGCCGGTGCCGTCGTCGTTGCCGCCGGTGTCGGTGCCCGCGTCGCCGCTGTCGGCCATCATCTTTGCGGAGCCGAATTGGCAGCGGTGGAACTCCAATAGCTCCTGGACGCCACCCGGTGCCATCAGGTCTATACCATGAATCGTGTACTTGCTCATTTCTGTTACCTCCGAGGGTTATCGTGAATGGATATTGGTTCGATTTGTTTTCGCCGTGCGATTGTGCTTATCACGGAACGCTTTGAACTCGCTTTGCTTTTCACGGAGTTTTCTGTTAGCGGCCCGCGCTTCGTCCTCGCCGAATTGCTCAGCGATAGCCTTTTCCCGCTTGATCTCCCGGATGCGCCGTTCGTAGCTTCGTTGCCGTTGTCGCAACTGGTCTCCTTCGGGATCAGCGGTGTCTTTCTTTGGCCCCCTAGTATAGCCCGGAAGATATATGCTATGGCTATGCCTGCAATTCGGGTGGAATAGCCCTTGGCCCCGCGCTTCGTCTAAGGTGCCCATAACGTACGTCCCGTCAGACAACCGGCCCGTCGTACTGCCTGACAGTGACAGGACTTGTCCTTCCCACGGCCTGCAGAGCTCGCACTCCTCCGCCGCGTCCGATATAATGACGGTATCAATGTCCAATTCCTGCAGCCGCTGGGCCTGAGCTTCCAGCTGCGCTTGAGCAACGGTTGTCCGGCCGACCATTTCGGCGTAGGATCCCATTTCCCAGTTCCGGCCGCTTCTATCTTTGAAGCCGGTTATCCCTTGGCGGGCGAGCCGGGTGAGCATACGGCGTGAAGCATCGCGGCGGTTCACCGCGCCCGACGCTATATCCCCGGCTGCACTGAGCCCCGCTTGAGCGTAGGTGTCGTTCGTCCAGCGGCGGATCTGCATTCGCATCCCCTGGAGGTTATCCGTGGCGGCCCGCGCTAACTGGACGTTCGTCCCGGTGTCAGATATCGCGCCGCCGAGGGCTCCTTCAATCCCGGCTTCTGCCGCCGCGCTGGACGCCACACTGAGCCCTCGGTTATGCGCTAAGTCGACGAGGTCCTGTACGGCTCCAGGTAGATCGCTGTCCAGCTTGTCGAGAATACTGTCGACGGCGTTCATCATACGTCGCTGTGTCTCGAGCCTAGTCGTCATTTGATCAACCGCTGCGGAAGCCCGCTCCACGGCCCGCGCTAACTCGACCAGGATGGTCTCTTCCGCGTCGGCGTAGAATTGCCGTAAAGCGCGGGCCAAGTGCTCGGCGTCTGCAGGTTGCACGGGTCAGTCCTCCCAGCTGGAGTACCCGAAGAAGCCCGCTATAACATTCCCGGCTTCTTCTGGCAAATCGTCGATAGCTTTCACTATTGGGATTTCTGTGGTATCAATGTCGATCCCGCGTTCCCTGCGGAACTGGTCGCCCTTCCCGGCGGAGTGAGCGGCCCGAGCGCTGTCCTGCTGGTAGTTCGGCCCCGGCTTCTGGAAGCTCACGGCGAGCGGGATACGGATCGGCCCTAGGTCGACGGTCTGGTCGGTGCCGTCCACTGCAAGGAGCAACCGGCCTTTCAGTTCGTAGCGGTTATTCTGCGGCATCTTCATCCTCTTGGCCGGTTTCCCCGGTGTCTACTTGGTCGTCTTCTTTATCTGTAGCAGATTCAAAGATATTCGGCAAATTGAATCCACCGCGACCGATTTGCTCTGGCTCTTCTAATGATATATTATTCTCTTCTTTGATACGCTCGACTTCGCGGTCAACTTCCTCATTGCTCCAGTCTGGATGCACTAGGCGGACGCGGGTCTCAATGCTGGCAGCCAAGGCAGCGGACAGCATCTGCGCTGTATTGGCGAGCGTCTGCATGTCTTCCTTGACGCCGTCCTGCAGCGACACGGTGAGCGGGACGGTAGTGTCCACCCCGCTATTGAAAATCACGGCGTCCATGTCCAGGAGTTTCCGGACAACTTGCTCCAGGACAGGAAGTACGGTACGGGCTTTCCGGGATTGAGTCAAGCCGGAGCGGCGTTCCCTTGCAGCGACTTCTGTAGCGGTCTGAGCGCCGCCGGTGCCTTCGGTATCGCCGAAGGTCTGAGCGCTGTACCCTGCCGACCGGATGATCGCTTGCCAGAGCGCGGCGATGGTCTGCTCGTGCTCCTCGATACGGATAGAGAATTGCACTTGCTCAACGTTCATCCGGTTGTCTGCTACGGTGCCGGGAGCCACGTTGACCGGGCTGTAGATTTCACTGTGGTCGAAGGTTGCGCCCCGGCCCGGTGCGTTATTGGTCAGCATACTTTCCGGGACAACGAGCATCGCTTTGCCAAGTCGGACATCCCGCATGAGCGAAGTATAGGCTTCGTCCAGGGCGTCCAGTAGCGGCTCCAGGCCGTCCAGGTCACTGCGGCCTAGGTTGCGGCCTAGGTGGTGCGACCGCCAAGTCCGCTGCGGAGTCAGGTTCTCCCAGTGAAAGACATCTAGCCCTTCCGACCCGGTGGATATGCTACTATTCGCGTCCACGAGGTCGGCGAGCTCGGCGGTTTCGTCTGCTTCGGTCAGTGGCACCGCGTGACCAAGGTTCCACTCGGTGCCTTGGAAAAGGCCGTGCTCAATTATGCCGATTCCCTGATCGTCGGTGGTGTGGCGCTCCAGGTGTCGCCAGTATTGCTGACCTTCGACCCGGACCACTTGCCAGAACGTGACAGCTGTCAAACGGCCCCAACGGAATTCTGGAACGGCGTTGTCGTAGTCCACTACAGTGAGGAATGGCCGGTCCAGTATTTCGCTGTCCCAGGTGACTCGCAAATAACATCCGCCCAGCGCGGCGGCCACCTCTGCTCCTTGAGCGAGCGCCTTGTGGAAGTCTGGCCCGGTGAGCTCAGCTAACCGATCCGAGGTGGTCCGTAATGACTCCTTCTGCTCGTCCTCAATGCCTAAGGAGACTTCCGGTGGCTCGGAGAACAGTAGATCGCTGGAGGCCTGACACAGATCTGATGCGACCGGGACGTGTAATTTCCGCTCCGGTGGCCGTGTCAAATCGGTGCGCTTTTCTCCCCAGAAGAACCGCCGCGCCGCCCTAGCCGCTGTGCGGATAATCCCCTGGTTCGCGGCGGTCGGTGGCGAGTTCCGGTGCTCGTTGGAGTACACCTCCGCCAAGCGGTCCAGGTCGTTCGTGTACCAGCTGGACCACTCTTCCCACTTGTCCAGCATCGGACGGATTTGCTTCGGCGGCCAAGCTGTGTTATTCTCTGGAATCGGCATCGGTGCTCCTATGCTGCGACGTCAATGAGCTGACGCCATACGGTTTCGGTCGTGGTGAGCGCGTAACGGGCCGCGTCCAAGCTGTGGTCGTTCATCTTCAACGGCTTGTCGTCGCCCTTCTCAGTTGCTTTCGGGTCCCAGCTGTAGCCCGGCGCTTCGTCAATTAGACCCTTGCACCGGCTGGAGATTTTCAGTTTTCTAGCGGCCAAGAGGGACGCCATCGTACGTATACCATACAACACATTGTTATCGCCGTTGATAACGTTTGACACGCCGTCCTGCGATAACTGGACCTTGAACGATGCAGCGGCGGGGTCCACAATGGTCCACTCAGGATACGCTATCTCGCCGTCCGGATGTTCGGATTCAATCATCCAGGTGCGAAGCCGCTGCGACAGCTCTGCGTCGCTGAGACGGCGCTGCTGGCCGGTCGCTTCATACTTCCATTCGTCGATAAAGTACAGCACATTGTCGGTTCCTAGGCCGAGCAGGACCGCCGCGCTCGCGTTCGTTGTACCATAGTCCATCCCGACAGCCAAATAGCGGGCCATCGGTGGCAAATCGCCCCATCGAATAATATGTTCGTCAGGGTTCCACATATCGAATATCGCGCCTTCTGCAGCGACCCATTCACCCTCGATAAAGCGGCGATACCAGAGCCCCGTGAACTCGCTTTTGATCGACGCCACGTACTCCGGTTCTAGCCCTGGGTTATCGTCAATGGTAAAGCTCCAGCGTTTCCAGTCGTGGATACCCTTGCCGATGCGGTCGAGGAATTTCTTCTTGAGCCAGTGGGCCGGGCTGTCGGGGTTCGTGGTGCCAAAGAGCTGAGCGCCCTTCACCGACATGCGGCCAAGCAACTGAGTGAAGAACTGCTCGGGGATCGTTGTCACTTCGTCCACCATAGCACCGGATACGGTCATCCCGCGGAGCACCATTTCGGCCTTCACGTCGCTGGCTCCCATAACATGAACCGTCCTGCCAAGGATACGGACCGTGGGAGCGCCATAGTTGCCTACGACTTCCTCCGCCGCTGCGCCAAAGATGTCAGGATCCTGCAGGGGAGCCACCATGTTCCTCCAGGCACTATCCCTCGTCCTCCCGACAATAAGGAGCTCACCCCCTCGTGGAGCGACACGTACGAAGAGAAGCCATCGGACAAGGGTCACAACGGTTTTCCCGCTACGGATAGCGCCTTCCAATATATTGACGCGGGTGTCGCTGTGGAGCAGGAAATCCAGTTGCTTCGGGGAAAACTTAGCCAAGTATATCGTCTCCTTCCGCTTCCCGCGCTAAGCGGAGCTGCGCTGCAAGGCCGTCAATCAGTGACACGCCCGCCGTCTCTTCTTCGGCTTCGTCCATTTGCTCGATTTTTATCACGCGGTCAATAGCGATGCCCGCCGCCGACATGATGTGTTTCTTGTCGGCAAATAACGGCTCGTTGATATCGGCTTCGGCGAATGTGTTATCCTTCCCGCCAAAGTTCACCACCGTGGTCGGTTCCCAGAGCTGCATCCGTAGCCTATGAGCGTCCTCCAATAACTGCTCAGCTAAATCCATTCTCCTCTGTTTCAGCTGTCTTGAACGGGCTTCAACTGCCGCGCTCGTTGAAGAATTCGTAACTGTCGACACTCCTCGAGCCTTC